AGTTTGTTAGAAACCATAAGTTAAATGGATTATATAGTGGTATGTTTATTAGTGAGGTAGGTGAAGCTAATTATTGTGGTTTACCAAATACATCACAAGATGTAGTTGATGAATCAAATAACACATATGCTGAATTATTAGGTAGTGTTATTAGTGGATCATTACATGAAGCCTATCAATATACTAAATATTACTATGACCAATTAGCAGAGGTAAATGCTGTAGCTGAATATAACGCTCAAAGACTTTATTTGGCAGAGTAATGATTGTATATTTAAGAATAATAAAAAATAAAAGTTATGAAAATTAGATTAGACAAAGAACTCGAATGGATGAACGGACAACCTGTTACTAAGTATTATGTTTGGGCTGATACTCGATGTGTTGAGGTTGCCTATAGTGAAGAAGAAGCATACCAAAAGTATGAAAATGTCAAAGCAAATTATGTAGGTTCACGTACAGAAACACTTAAGGAAGAAGAAATTTAATCAAATAAAATCAAAGGTTATGACAAAAACACATTACGAATCCCCAATCGGGATAGAGGTTTATCAATTTGATAATAGTGATACAATTCACATTTCAGGAAACGTACCACAAAAGTACACAGTAGTTGACTTTGAAAGCGCTTATGACTTTGAAGAGTATATTCAAGATTATATTAACAGCGATGATATTGAATATGATAGTGAATATAGCCAATTCTTCGCATATGCTAAAACACCTGAGCGTGCTATTGAATATGTAAAGGATATTGAGAAATGGTTTGAAAATATAAGAAGTATTACTAGCGTGAAGGCAAAGTAAATGTATTATATTTATCTAAACAAATAAAATCAAAGGTTATGCCAAAAAAATCAACAGCGTCAAAACCGCTACCCCCAAATTACATTGCAATTGATAATAATCATGAAGACATTATTGCAATTGGCACTAAAGAACAAATAGTTGAAGCAATTCAAGAATATTGCTATGATTCAGGTTGGGATGAAAATGATGTTGAAGATCTCGTTAATGTTTATGAATTAGGTAAAGAAATAAATCTAGTTACTGATAAACAAATTAAAATTGATTTTGATCTCTAAATTAGATGGGTGGGCAAGTTAGCCCACCTATCTTTATCTAAATAAATTAAAAATCAAGGTTATGACAAAACAGCAAACAGTTGAGCTACTGAAACAACAGCTCCCCGGATTCTACAGTGTAGAACAAGTAATCAAAATGATTGATGACATTGAAGACAATTCCCAAACATCACTAGATGAGGATCAACTCGAAGAAATAGCAGATGACATTTATGATGAAATACGCAATACATTACGTCATATGTCTACTAGTGATATAGTTGATACAGACACTGCTGAATTTAGTTTATATGATAAAACAATTGAACTAGACAGTGTTGAGATTGATACAGATTCAATTGCTGATACTGTAATAGAAGAGGTTAAGAAGGTAATGTGGGATAAATTCCTACCAAAAGTAGCAAAACAAGAAGTAGTAACAGCATAATTAAGTGGGTGGGCAGAAATGCCCACCTACATTTATCTAAATAAAGGTTATGGCAATAACAAGACGCCAACAAGCAATTGATCTAATTGAGCAATACGATATTGATAGTGATGCGTTTTTAGAATATCTAATAAGCGATTATTTGGATAGTAGTATGTTATTAGGTGCAGTTAAGTCGTATGTGCAAGATGAATTAGGTGTAGAAGATGAAATTGAATAATCTAAAGCTTGTGGCTCACACATCACATCTCAGAATATGTATATACGATTCAATATGAAAGGCAATATGATATTTTGGGTGTCAGAGAACGTAGCGTATATTCCCATTGATACAGATAACGCAACAGCAGCAATTAATTACATTCATTTAAATTAAAAGGTTATGAAAGATTACACAGCATCAAACGGAATTAAATCGTGTACAGTAGAGGAAGGTAACATAGCAGTTACCAAAGATCTAGATGATTTTGGTGGACCTAATATGTGGCGTTTACACGTAAAGTCAGTAAGTGGATATTGGGAAGATGTTCAATGGATGGGTGTGTATAAGGCACAGCAATTCGTTAAGACTAAATTGCCAGTGTATGATGAGAAACAGAAGCAAACTAAATATAAATTGGCACAGTAATGACATTAAGTAAAGAGGAAATACGCACTATTCATCCACATCGCTACTATGGATTTAAATGTGGGCAATGGGTAACGTATAAAAGGGAAGAGCAATATATGTTTTTGGGGTACAAGGATAAGGAGCAGTGTGTACTTGCGATTGGTTTGACGGGCAACAAAATAATAGTATATTTACACGAAATTAGTTATTAAAATAATAAGTTATGAATAATTATGTAGTAACAGATAAAACAGTGTATCGCACAACACACTGGCGTGTTGAGACAGAAAATGATACATACTTTGTACAATGTCAAGAGGGTGACCTGGATGAAACATGGTATATTGAGAGCGATGAAAATGGACCTATGGATACGGGAACAGAATTGGGACGTGAATTAAAACAAATATGTGAAACGTATGAGGAATTTGATATGGATGGAGGATATGATGGGTGATCCAGGTATAAAATAAATTAATTGTAAACACTTAATAATTGGTATATGGCTGAATTTAGTAAACAATACTGTGAAACACACGATATGGGATTTGACGGTGATTTTGATATTATGGAGGAATACCATAAATTAACACCTGGAAATTATGTTCCGTATATATGTGAGGGATATGGTTTTATAGCAATAGGTAAGTTTGATGACACGGACGAGTCTTGTATGTTGGCTATGCCTGTTGATGATGCATCTTATGGTACTGTTGTGTGGAGACCCTATGAACAAATAATAAAATAAATGTGTAGTAATATGAATAAGTTTAATTTTGGAGCGTTAGGTAAAGCATTGATGTTTACGGGTGGGTTGATGGTTTTAGTACCTACTATAGCTTGGTTGGTTACTAAAGCGAATCCTATTGTGTTATTGGTATTAGCTATTATAGTAATGGTGGTGTTTTTCTATAATATATTTAAAGATTAAGCGCTTTTTTGCGCCAAAACGTAACGTTTTTTTGTTGCGCTTTGAAATACAACGTATAGTAAGTCATATACTGTAGTAATACTACAAGCAATAGTTTTTTACTAACTACATTATGTAGTGTAATAGTATGTGGAATGTAGTGATAGTGGGTGATGAGTAATGTTGTGTTTTATTCCTTTTTTTTCTTCGCCACTCCACCTCTTTTTTTCGACAAAGTATATACTAAATTTTTTAGCATCCACCACTAATTTTTTTAGTTGGTGTACTAATTTTTTTAGTAAATTTTTTTTTGTTTTTTCAAAATTTTTTTCTTAACTTTCGACCAATTTTTGTTTTTTTTTTGACTGGGGGTGGGGAACGTGTGGGGGCGGGGTTTTTTTCTTACATTTAGGTATAATTAAAAGTTATGAAAGTAATTGAAAAAGATTTAGTTGTAAGTGGGATGAAATGTGGAGTTTTTTCTGCGTACGAGGACATCGAACCTGAATTAACTATCACCCTAGACACCCCTAAAATGTCCCGTGTACTCCCCGCCCCGTTTTTTTATGAAAAGCGGTTGTTTTTTTATTTAGTGAACCGCTTTGAGCCGGGGCAAAAAATGGGTTTTTCCAATGGTGGTTTTGAGGTACGTGATGAGGGTGGAGCACTCCGCTCATACGATCTGGATCAGGTGATTATCCATCCTCACGTCATTAAACATCAAAAGACACTAGACAAAATGGCTCGTAAAGCAGAGAAGGAACGAGCTAAGCGCGAGCGCCAGTATAAAAAAGCTGCGCGTGAGGCTAAACCCAAGCACGGTAAGAGGGGTCGTCCGGCTCTTGATCCCGCGGTTAAGGCCGCCAGAGTGGCTGAGGTGATCGCTCGAGCTGAAAGATCAGGAGGCAAGCGCGGGCGCCCTAAATCCACTGAGGTGAAGGTGATGCCGGCACTCAAGCCCTCTGGAGGGCGTAGAGGGCGTCCAGCCCTCACTCCAGAGGCTCTTGCCGCGAAGGCTCAAGCAAAGGCAGCCATAAAGGCGCGTTCAGGAGGAAAGCGGGGAAGGCCAAAATCAGTGCGTAGATAAGTTATGTTTCGGTCAGGATTTTTTCCATTAGATTTATACCATTATATAACATAATAAAATTAAATTGTATGAAAGTAAATGAATTAATTAACAAATTAAGTAAATTTGATCCAGAAATGAAAGTGTTAGGTGAGTTTGATAGTGATGGTGATGAATTTATGATCAAATTAAATAAATGTAAAGTGTATAAAGGTAATGGATGTGATGATAGTTGGGATGGGGAAGATAATGAAGATGAAAAAGAATATTGTATACTACAATTTGATTTCAAATAAGTTTTGTTTGGTCCAGATTTTTTTATATATTCATGTTGTAATTAATTAATATTTATAAAAACAAAAAACAGGTTATGTCAACAGAAACAGTAAAAAGGGGTCGCCCCACAATCGAAGGTTCAGCTCGTCAAGCTCGTTTAGCCGCTCGTGCAGCTCGTGTAGCAGCAGGTGGTGAAGTTAAGCGTGGCCGTCCAGCAAGTGCTAATTCAGCTCGTCAGGCTAAGCTGGCTGCAAAAGCAGCTAAGCTCGCTAATGGTGAAGCTATTAAGCGCGGTCGCCCAAAGCAAGCAGCAGAAGTAACTGCTTAATCGAACCTTTTTCCCACAGATCCTGTTGATCATGATTGGTCGGCAGGATCTTTTTTATTAGATTTATTATATAAAATTATAAAGTATGAGTATATTAAAATTTAATGATGGAGAAGAGTTTGATTTAAGTGGTCCTTTTCGTGTGGAGAAGAGGTATGATGGCTGGTATGTTGTTGGAAATAATAAACTTATTCCTGTTCGCGATGAGGCAGAGGGACTTTTGTATATTCAATCACACTAAAAATTAAATTATATGAAAACCTATTTAGAAGCAATTTTGGATTTAATCGTACTTTTTTTATTCGGTGAGCGTACATTTGCCGGTGAGCCCATCAGCCTGAAGAAAGGTGAGCCCGTGGGGCTCAAAACCACTTACCCAGCTGACCAGCCTAGTGAGAATGAGTGGATGCAGATGTTTCGAGTAAGCTCACTCCATAAGGTGGATCAACGAGTTTTTTTTGAGTCAAGATAGTGATTATATATTCAACTCATTATTAACAATTTAAATTAAAAAAGTATGGCTACAAGATCATTAATCGGAAAATTGAATTCAGACAACACTGTTAGTTACATTTATTGTCATTTTGATGGCTACCCAGAGCACAATGGAGTTATCCTTCAGGAACACTACTCCACGCCCTTTAAAGTAGACCATTTGTTGGCACTAGGTGATTTGAGTGTATTGGGAGAGGTGATTGGTGAGAAACAAGATTTTGATAATTATAGCACCAGAAATAACAATTGGTGTTTAGCATACGGTAGGGATAGGGGTGAGAGTGGGGTTGAAATAAGGACTGTTTCTCAAGATGAATTTTTTAATAGTAGAGATTATGTTGATTATTTGTACTTATATAATAATGATTTTGAGTGGGAGTGTTATAACACATGGACACTTGAATTACAAAATATTCCAGCGGTAGCTGCCGCGTAAAGACGGTTCATACTTTTAATTTTTAATGGTTAACGACCCCGGGTTTCTACCTGGGGTCCTGTTTTGTTTGTCATAGTTTTTTTTGTATATTTATGTATTATTAAACCAATAAAAATTATTTTTTATGAACACAAAATTTTGTTTAATTGAGACAGAAGGAATGATTAAAGTTGAAATTGAAGGAAGTGGAAAAGAATTAGTAAATATTCTTGCTTCTGCTATGGAGAAAAGTGATAATATTAAGGAGATAATTACTATGAGTTTATTTGCTTTGATGATGAAAGAGGAAGAGGTAATGGAGGAAGATAATGATGATGAGTTAGTTAAAATGTTAAGTAAAATGAAAATTGGATTGGCATAATTACTCACTTATCTTCATTACATAATAAAATTAAACAGTTATGAATTACAAAAATCAGATTCTCAAGACAAACGGAAGCGAATTCCAAGTGACTTACACTAAAAAAGATGGTACTGAACGTACACTCACTGGACACATTGAAGACGGGTACACAGAACACATTTCAGGTAAGGCTGAATATGTTGTGGCCTTTGATTCAAATGAACAGGATTATAGAGTGATTAACACAAATACTATCAAGTCCTTTCAGTTGATTTAATTGATTAGCTAAGATGGAGGAAGAGGGACCCGCGCTGCGGGTCCTTCTTTCATTTTACACTACCAAATATTCACCCACAAAAAATATTTCAAAATTATTCATAATTATTTTTTTAATTAAAATTAATTTATTATATTTAATATATAAATAAAAATAAAAATAATATTATTAAAAATTTAAAATTTAAAATTATGTAAAAGTTTATTTGTTTAGTTAAAATTATTTATGTAAATTTATGTATTATTAAAAATTAAAATTAAAAAAGTATGAAAAAGTTAAGTAATGTAGAAATGAATGTTTTAAGTAATGAAATTGTAAAAAAAATAAATGAAGTTAAGTATGAAAAGATTAAAAGTAAGTTAGAAAAAGATAGTGATTATAAAAAGTTAGAGAAATTAAGTAAAGAAGTATTTGAATTAAATAAAAAAGTAAATGAAAAAAATAAAGTATATAATGAATTAGTATTAAAAGTTAGAAATAAATTTGATATAAATAATGTTTATAAAGATTTGAATAATAATATTAAAGTAATGTTTAGTAATAATAATATGAATGTGTATAATGATTTAATATTATATAGTATAAATAAAGATTTAGATGTTGAAAGTTTAATAAATAAAATAGTTGAAAAGTATAGTTGATAAAGTTTAAATAATATAATTAATGAAATAGTTTGAAAATATATTATATTATTATTTGTTTGTTAGAATTAATTATGTATATTTATTAAAATTAAAATTATGATTATAGAATTAAGTGTTAGTGAGTTAAATGATTTGTATTATTGTTTAGGTAAAGTGAGAGATATGAAAGATAAGATGATTGAGAATGATGAGATTGATAGGTTGATGGATTTAGTGAGGGATGGTATTATGAGTGAAGTGTATAATGAAGATGAATTAGTGTAAATAAAATAAAGTATATGAAACCACATCAAGTAATATTATTAGTGATTCTGATGATCGCTCTATTATCTGGGCTCACCAGTTGTGTTATATACACTAGCCCATCACTTGAGTCGCCCTGTAAATATCAGAGGATCAAGACACGTGATTACTCTAAACCTGCTGGACCTAAATTACCTAAACACTATAATCGATTTTAGGGCTGGTCGTAATTAATTACTTATATTTAATATATGAGTAAATTAAAAAACACAACTAAAGATGTAACTGTAAGTGTTACTATTAAAAACAACAAATTAATAGATAACTACAAAGTACAACAGTACATAAACGAGTTAACCCAGTTAATACAATTACATATTAATAAAGGTAACTAGTAAATGGGGTGGGGCAGAGCCCCACTCATATATTCACGTTATAAAATTAAAACGTATGAAAATAATTCATGGCATCTTAAGTATGGTATTAGCAATCTTATCCTTCTACCTATTCATTCAATCTAAAACCACACTTGATCTATCATTTGCCTTTATTACAATGATGGGAGCTATAATATTCCTATTATTCAGTATAATGGAAGAGCAAAAACAAGATATCGAACATTTAAGACGTCAACTGTGGGGAAAAAATAACACATACACTATTAAGGGTGAGGATGGAAGAACGTATGTGGGAATGAAGTAAATAGGGCTAGGCGAAATATAGCTCGTATATTCACATTAACCAAAAATTAAAATATATGACTCCATTTCAACAAGCCCTTCAAAACACAATCAACGGCACTCTCAAAACACCAGAGGTAAGTATGGGAGAGGGATCGATTGATTATTTCGGGTATCAACTTGCAGTACACAAATATAATCTTAGCTTGATGGCTAAAGGGATGAAATTCAAAAATATTACATTCACCCAGATCAAGAAATATTATGGATTAAAAGGACGTACTGCAGCTGAGTGTCTGCCCCAATTCAATCAACTAATGGAAAATTATAAGTTGGCACTTAAGGGATATGGGGATGAGAGTGTGAGTGAAATAATGGATATGCACTCCAGAGTAAATTAAATAGGACGGGGCAAAGCCCCGTTCATATATTCATACCACAATTAAAAATTAAACACATGAACTTCCAAATCACAACATTAGCAGAAACAATGAGTGCAAATGAATTTATCGTTGAATTAAACGAACGTGGTATCGATTACGATATCGAAACCATGGATGATGTGTATGATGCAAATAACGGCGATTGTAATGTGGCAATAGATGATATGGTGTATGTGTTCAGCGATGGTGAATTATTAGATGTGGCAATTGTAGAAATGTAAAAGGTCGAATCGAGATCGGGCCGCCGGCGATTGCTAGCGGTCCGATAGCGGTTTGATGGCGATCTGCTCCCATGCCAATTGCGGTCCATCGATGGGGCGCGGTCAACGTAAAAAAACTATGTGTATTTTCAACAGAAACACAATCTCTACCCATCGAGCGTATATACACATATACTATAACGTAATGTCGTCGACGTAACGTCGGCTACCGTCGCTACCATCGTCCCCCGTCACCCGTCGCCCCCATCGTCGTCCGCGGTTTCCACTATAGCCCCTTTCGAAAATCTTTGCAAATCCCCAAAATCTCCTTTAAACAACTTTTTTGGTCTATACAAAGTATATACATTTATTGACAAATAACAAACATGAACAACAAAACAAAAGCAGCTTTCTACACACTATTCATACTATTAGGACTATCCTTTATAGTAAGCATTGTACTTAGATATCCAGAACAATCAAAACTCGTTTTAATACCAATATTTGCCATCGGTGGTATAATTTGGTTATACAAATTAGTACTTTACATAATCGAAAGTAAATGAAAAAATACCTACAAGATAACGTGTTATTAACTAAAGAGGCATTTGAACTATATATTCAGCAACAACGCCAATCCGAAGCATCCCAGTATGGATTAACGCTTGAACAATACACTCAAGCAATTGCTAGTGGAAGTGTTGTCCAGGCAAAGTCCCCTAACGATCTTCCACCTAAATAATTAGGTTATGAAACTAATCACGGAGGAGGAGGCAAAGCTATATCGCAAGCTCGTGCCCGAGCTAGATTTCAAATACAATATGAAATCCGCTATTGCTATCACACTTACTCCCATCCCTAATGAACCAGGTTGGGAGCAAGTAACGTATTATGGCGCAGCCTGGGTCGATCCTACTCTCACTCCCCAAAATCCCCATTACGTCTATGTTCTCTGCAATCCCTCCATTCCAGGTGTATGTAAAATAGGCTATACTACCAACACAGTATATGATAGAGTGCGTCAAATTAATATGGCTACGGGCGTTATTACGCCATGGTACCCAGTATTTGTGTATAAGTGCCCCGATGGATTGATGCTTGAGCGCGAAATCCACACTGAACTCGAGCGCCTTGGTGCGCGTCTTAATCAAAAGCGTGAGGGATTTTATATATCATCTGATGATGCTCGTACTCTTATCGAACGCCTGGGTAAAAAATATCAAACTAATTATTATACAAATGAATAAATTAATTATCTTAGTATTTTGGATGCTAGCGCATGTTTTACTTTATATTGCAAATATTAGGCTGATAGAGCTTTTTTTAATACCAATCGTTACGATTATTTCTACTGTTGTTTCTATCTATCTTCATTATAAAACTGCATTGCATTTTGGAGAGAAAATGTTAAAGCAAATATTATAAATAGCGTATATAAGGCTATCATAAGTAGCGTATATACGGATATTGGTAGTGGAGGTGGTAGGTGCAAGGCTATGAATGGGTTTTATATCTTGTGTATATTTATTGTCAAACATTGATGGCTACATTTAAATTTGCTCTCGAAGATAAAGCTGCGTTTTTGAATCGTATGGAAAAAGCAGGTGTTGCTTTAGATACTGATCAAATGGTAGATAATAAACTAGAGAAAACATTTGAGGTAGCTGTTGATGATCCAAAACAGTTGGAAGCTGTAAAAACAATTTTAAAACAATCACCAAAAATTAATACCATCAAAGAAATGGAAACTAAAAAGAAATTAACTAAGAGCGAATTAAAAGAAATGGTTCGCCAAGAATTACAAGCTGTATTAGCTGAAAAGAAAAAAATGAAAGACGAAGATAAGAAAGAGAAAATGGATGAAGGTCTTGACATTCCTGCTACTATGGATATGATCCAAGATCTTTTCAGATCTGCTGAAGCTGGTGTTGCTATTCCAGTAGCTGTAGTAGCTGCTCTTGCTAAATTAGCAAACAAAGTACCAGGATTAAAACAAGCTCTTGATAAATCTACTGGTGGTGCTGCTACTTCTACCTCTACAACAGGTAAAGGTGGTGGAATGGGTCAGAACGCTTAATTAGTTTAACTTTATATTAAGAAGGGTGTCTTGAAAAAGATACCCTTTTTCTTTGGAAGTATAAAATATTTTTTGTAACTTTATCCTACGGGGTTTGAGAGAATAAGGGAACGGGAATAAACGTGAGAGGTAGCGGGAACCACAAATTGTCATATATTTATATATAAACATATATTATGAAATTTAAAAACAATGTACTTGATAAATTAAACCAATTAGACGCTACTGTCAACAAGGTTAAATTTCAAGTGAACAGAGGAATGGATCAAGACCAAGTTTTGGAATCTTTAGATCAAGTAAAAGAACAAATTGAAAAAATTAACGAAATCGTTTCTTTAGAACAAGACGATTTTGCACAACAATTCGCTCAATAATGATGTGGCTTTGGTTAATAGGAATTCATGTTGTTGAATTAATTGGTATTGGAGTATTTTTAATTATTAGACGTAATAATGCTCTAGAAAAAGCCGTTGATCAACAACGTCAATATATTGATGCTATTAGTATTATTATTAATAACTCTAATGAAAAACTTAAAGAATTAGATACTTTAGGTGCGTTTCAAACTGATGATGAAGTAGGTACTTTCTTTCAAAATTTGAGGGAAATACAAACCATCATTAATGAATTTAATAATACTAGAGGCTAGTTTGGTTATGTGATTTTCTCTCACTATATTGGGAGTAAAACTAGGAAAATCACTATGTCATATTACGATAATTATGGTGCTGACATCTTTGCTGATGAAACTTTAGCACTAACTAAACGAGGTAAACCGCGTAAACGCAAACCAAAAGAACCTCGTATTTACTTTACTCAAGACACTGAAGATGCAATTGTAGAATATTTAGCATCTAGCGATCAAATTGAACGTAATCGTATTTACAACGAGCGTATTGAATATGGCTTTTATAAATTAGCTGAAAATATTATTCATACGTTTAAATTCTATTATACCGATACTGATACGATTGAGGAGTTAAAACATGAGGTAATTACATTTCTACTTGAAAAACTTCATCTATACAACCCAACTAAGGGTAAAGCATTTTCTTACTTTGGTACTATTGCTAAACGCTATCTAATTGTTTATAATGAGAACAACTACAAAAAGCTTCAAGAAAAAGCTGATGTAGATGAATCTGATGATGAACAAATGTTACTATATGAAAACGATAAAAATATAGAAAATGCATTTGATGAATTAAGTTTTATGGATCAATATATTAAGTATATTGACACTCACATATATAGATTATTTCCTAAAAAACAAGATGCTCAAACCGCTGATGCTATTGTTGAGTTATTTCGTAAACGTGAAACATTGGAAATATTTAATAAAAAAGCATTATACATTTATATACGCGAAATAACAGACGTATCAACACCTCAGATTACTAAAATAATTAAAAAGCTTAAAACCATTTATGTTCAATTGTATAATGAATATTATCAACACGGATATATAAAGATTTAAGTATTCATATTTATTGGTAAACGCATTTTATGGCTAATTTTGATGACGTACAGGTATTTGATGGCATGTCCTTATCGGATTTGTTTAAAAAAATACACAAAAATAATAAAGATATTGATAAGCAAATTGGAGAGTTCATAGATACTATGAAACCAATGGCCACATCTAACGCAGGTTCCGCAGTAATGTTAATGCCTACCGTTAAGGATTTAATTGATGTTAATGTAAAAAACAACGAACAATTAATTAAGATGGCAGCTATTGCACAACGTGCCGCAACTATTAATGCAAGTAGTGGAACCGAATTAATTAATATGGATGAAATTAATGCTTTATTAGAGGAACAAAAATCAGTACAAGAACAAGGTCAAAAATTACTTGAACAAGCACCTGTAGTGCAACTTGAGGCAGCAAAATGAGAGTAAGAGAAAATTTATCGGCTGTTGTATCTTCTATAGGTAAAAATAACTTTACAGCTATTAAAAAAGCTCAAGTAGGTAGAGTTTATGGGGTTGTTACTACTGATGGAACTCCAACACCTGAAATGTTTAAAAAAGCAGGTGGTTATAATGGAGTAGGAACTATTTTTTATCTTGATTATGATCAAGCAAAGGATACTACTGGAACAGTTGATAATAATTTTTTAAATAATTGTAAAGTTGCTAAACCCCTTTACCCTCAATTCCAATACTACCCAGTATTAGGTGAATTAGTATTTTTAGAGGATTTACCATCACCTGCCTCTCAGGTATCAAATACCTCTGTTCAAAAATATTATATTAGTACCATTAATCTCTATGGTAACCAACAACAAAATTCTCAACCAGCAGATAAAGATGCTAGTTTAGGAGCTACGTTTGTAGAAAATCCTCAAATTAAAACTTTATTACCTTTTGAAGGTGATCATATTTTACAAGGTAGACAAGGCAATGCTATTAGGTTTTCTACTACAACAACTTTATTTAGTAAATTAAATGAATGGAGTAGCATAGGTAAAGATGATAGTCCAATTACTATTTTATCAAATGGATTTGCTTATATACCTGGTGAAAAATACCATGTTGAAAAAATAAATTTAGATGCATCTTCTATTTATTTAACCTCAACTCAAAAATTACCTTTACAAACTGATAAAACAGGTGTATTAAATAATTTAACTAATCCTTTAAATGCACCTGATTATTTTAATGCTCAAGTTATTATAAATGCAGATCGTGTTACTTTAAACTCTAAAAAAGATGAAGTAATGATTTTTGCTACCACTAACGTTGAAATAAATACTAAAAATATTATTAACTTAAATGCCGATACAAGAGTGCATTTAAACTCAAACTCAGTATTTTTAGGTCCTTATAATAGTAATAATATCCCTCAACCAGTGTTATTAGGGTACGAAACAACTAATTTATTTGAACATTTACAACAAACATTAACTAAATTAGCTAGTTATTTATCTAGTGCTGTTGGAGTACCTGAGGGTGCTCCTATGTTAGGAATAAATGCTGCTGGTAAAGAATTAATTAAGGATGCTCAACGCATGTGTGATTTAATAGAAAAAATTCCATCACAAAAAGTATTTACATCATAATGGCAGATAAAAATAAAATAAATGTAGCACCTGTTATATCGCCTGATATTTTAAAAACAATATCAGCTGCTACTGCCATTAAAACTTTTGGATCTCAACTTATAGATAAAAATAAAGAAAAACTGATTGTTGGTAATCAATCTAAAACAGGTCAATTAGATAATGAATTACAAGCATTAACTATTAAAGAACAACAAGCAGGAGAAACACAAAAAGCAACAGTTGAAAAAGCTCAAAAGGATTATAATTCAAAACAAATTACTGAAAAACAGTATAACGATATTAAAGCTGCAGCTGAGGTTGCCTATAGAGCAGAAATAGCAGCTATTAATGTACAGCGAGAAAAAATACAACAAGATAAAAATGCTATACAAAATGATCCTTATACTAAAATAAGACAAAATCAAAAAGCTTTAAAAACTAGATTAAAAGGATTAAGAAAGAAATCTCAAAGTGATGAAACAAAATCTAGTATAGATTTAGCTAAACAAGTAGCTACTAATACAGCTAAAAGTTTAGCACCTGTAATTGCTCTACAGCTTATTAAACAATTTTTTAATATAATTAATCAAAGAAAAAAATTAGAACTTTTAGTAGATCAAGTAAATGTTTATATTGATACACAAGTAAAAGATGAACAAACAGTTATTATTGCTACTAATTTAAGAAATAATGCTATTACATTAATTAACAATAGTGCTAAAAAATTAGAAAAATTAAGAGATTCCTTACAAAAAATAACAAGAATTCTAGCTACAATTTCAGCTATAATAGCTGGTTTTATTGTGATAATAAACTTACCTTTTCCTTTTTTAATTCCTGTTCAAATAAAATTACAACCAAGATTAACAAGACTATTAGCATTAGTAGCAGCATTAACTACTGTTATAGCTATTGCTACTACATTACTAGGAAACGAGGTTAATAGAATAAAAGAATTAAAAGAAAGATTAAAGGAAATTAGCTTAAAATTAGACGGAAAATCATTAGATAATTTAACAGCATTGTCTAATTTCTTTTTACCAACTGGTTTAGATTATCCTCCATACAAAGGATTTAAATTTAAAATTAAAGAGGAAAATGATTTAAAATTTGTCGTTAAAGGTAACAAACGCCGTTATGCCGTAGCTATTAATAGGGATGGGCTAGAACAACTTAAAAGTGAATATTCATTCACCCAGGATCCTAATGATTTAATAGAACAATTGAAACTAGTTATTGATCAACAAAACTTACAAGGATAAAATATTTATAAATATGAACGCAAAATTATTTAAACAATTAATTAAAGAAGCGGTTCGCGAAGCAGTTCGTGAAGAAATTGGTGTGATGTTATTAGAGCAAAGAAAGCAAGAATTAACTGAAGGTAGAACCGTTAGTTTTTCTAGCAATGATGTACCGATGGGGGCTGATACTAAATCGGCTTTACGTAGTAAAATGGGGGCCATGTTTGGTTACGACACGCCTCAAGCTCAACCACAATTAAAAGTAGATCCTAAAGCAGATAATCCATTTATGGCTTTTATTGAAGACGCTGCTGCTAACATGACTGCTCAGGATTTATCAGGATTAAGAAACTTAGGATAATATGCCAATACCTCGCGTAATACGAGTAAATCCATTAGATTTACAGAAAAATATTGCAATTGGGGTATCGCTGCCTTTTAATGCACCTGGTGTATTTAAAAGTACTTATACTACTAAGGATCAAATTAAATCTAACTTAATTAATTTATTATTAACAGAAACAGGAGAAAGAGTAATGAATCCTGGATTTGGAACTGAATTAAGACGATTTTTATTTGCTCATATAACTGAGGAAAATATAGAACTATTAAAAGCAAGTTTAACAAATAGTGTTTCTATTTATCTTCCTCAAATAACATTAACTAATATAACTGTAACACCAAATGCTGATTATAATTTAGTTAGCTTAAGTGTTGATTATATTTTAAACATATCTAATACACCAGATCAAGTAACAGTACAATTTCAATAATAATGGCTAACGAGGATAAAAATATATCGTATTTAAATAAAGATTTTACAAGCTTTAAAGCAGCGTTGCAACAGTATGCTAAAACATACTTTCCAACAACATATAACGATTTCACTGAATCTACTCCAGGTAATTTATTTATTGAAATGGCTTCGTATGTTGGTGATGTTACCTCATTTTATTTAGATACTCAAGTACAAGAAAATTTCTTATTATACGCTAAGGAAAAAGAAAACCTATATGCAATGTCATATGTTATGGGTTATCGTCCTAAAGCATCATATGCATCAAATACAATTGTAGATGTATATCAATTAATTCCTATTACCTCAAGTGGTGGAGTATCATCACCAGATTATAATACATACGGACTAATTATTCCAGCTAATACTTATTTAACATCTACTTCTACAGGAATTAGATTTTTAACTACACAACAAATTGATTTTACTGAAACAGGAAGTGCTGAGATTACTTTTTATGATAATAATAACTTCTTATTTAAAAAATCAGTTCCTGCTATATCAGCTGAAATAAAAAATACTACTGTAACTCCTCCACAAAATCAAAAATTTGGAACAGTTAATATTACTGATTCAAATATTTTACAAATATTAACAGTAACTGGGAGTGGTGGTGTAAATGATGTTTGGTATGAAGTACCTTATTTAGCCCAATCTTCGATTTTTGAAAAAATAGCTAATCCATCATTTGCTACTGATCAGGTACCTTATTTATTACAAATTGAAAGAGTACCTCAACGTTTTGTATCTAGACTTTTATCTGATAATACTTTACAACTTGAATTCGGCGCAGGTTTATCTCAAACATATACTGATAGTCAAGTAATTCCAACTGCTAATTCAATTGCTGCTGGATCAGTTCCTGGTATTTCTAATTTAACTAATAATTATAATGAAGCATCTGTATTCTTTACTCAAGAATATGGTTTAGTTCCTGTTGGTAGTTTAAATGTAAGTTATTTAGTAGGTGGTGGTATTACCTCAAACGTGCCTGCTAATGATTTAACAATCATTGACACCTCAGGTGTTTATTTTAAAAATACACCTGGTCCTTTATCTGCCTCTGTTTTAGCTAGTGTAATATCTGCAAATCCAATTCCATCCTCTGGTGGTAGAGATGGAGATACAACAGATGAAGTTCGCCAAAACGCATTATATTCTTATTCAACTCAATTAAGAGCTGTAACTAAGGATGATTATATTGTAAGAGCATTA